TTCCGAATTATGAAACTGAGTATCTTCCGAGAATAAAAGAAGAGTTTGAGACATATAAAAAGAATGACGCAATTGACTTCATGCTTTTAGATTCTGATTATAAGAATTGGATGAGAGAGCATGGAATGTACTACGGCCCATCAAGGGGATCTGTATCTGGAAGTTTAATTGCTTATTTAATTCATAGCACAGAAGTAGATTCTGTAAAGTACGATCTTAACTTCTCAAGGTTTATGAACCCTGAACGCGTGTCGCTTTGTGATATTGATACGGATATTTATGCTGATGACAGATATAAGGTTAGAGAATACTTTTTTGGAAGAAGTGATGTAAACTGTTGCAACATTATTACATTTAATACAATCAAGATGCGTGGGGCAATTAAGGACGTTGCCCGTGCATTTGAGATCCCTGTAGATGAAGCGCAGTCTATATGTAATACGGTTTACGAAGACGAAGACGGAAACGAATGTGTACCTGATGAAGTAAGAAAAAAATATAGCAACATCTTTCGGTATGTAGATATTGTCATTGGAACAATTGTATCTTTGGGCAGACATGCTGCTGGTATTGTTGTTTCGCCGACAGATCCAAGATATGATTTCGGCACACTTACAATTGATACAGATCCTCGCCCGGTTAGTCAGATTGATATGCATGAGATAGATTCGCTTAACTTTGTAAAGATGGATCTTCTTGGGCTTAATGCTGTTGGGTTAATAAACAGAGCGTGTCAACTTGCCAATATTCCTAATCTTACACCTGATATGGTTGATTTTTCTGACGAGAATGTAATCAGGTCTATCGCTGATGATACCACCATGATCTTTCAGTTCGAGTCTGGTTTTGCAAGTGAGTCTCTGAGAAAAACATTTAGTAAAGAGACAATCAGTAAGATCAAAGCCAAAAATGAAGATATATCTTATCTTGATATTATGGCTATGGTATCCGGCGCTATTCGTCCTGCGGGTGAATCTTACAGAGATGCATTATTCAACGGAGAATATCGTGATAACGGTGAGGATGCACTTAATGATTTCTTAGCGCCAACGCTTGGCTATTTAGTGTATCAGGAGCAGATCATAGATTTTCTTCACAAATTCTGCGGCTTTACAATGGGACAGGCTGATATTATCCGCAGAGGTTTTGCCAAAAAGACTGGTACTGAAAAGTATATCCCCATTATTAAAGATGGTGGATATATGGAAGATATTCATGGCAACAAAGACGAGCGTTATATACCCGGTTATATTAAAGTTGCACAGGAACAATATGGCATGACGAAAGAACGAGCCGAAAAAAGCATTGAATATTTTCTGCGTGTTATTGAAGATGCCAGTTCGTATCTTTTCTCAAAGAATCATTCTGTGCCTTATAGTATGATCGGCTTATATATTGGATATCTGCGTTACTATTATCCTCTCCAGTTACTAACCGCTGCGCTGAATGTTTATAAGTCTAACGATGCAAAGATGCTTGAGATTAAGTCGTATGTTAGGTCTAAAGGCATTGAGATAAAGGCGGCGAAATTCGGCAAGTCTCGCGCAGATTACTTTATGGATGTTGATGAGAACTGTATTTATCAGGATATAGAATCTATTAAAGAATGTAACGCCAAGAGCGCCGAAGAAATGTATGAGTTGGCTTGCAATAATAAGTATAATAACTTTGTTGATGTGCTTTATGATTTAAAAGAGAAGACATCTCTTAATAAAACACAGCTTGACATTCTTATTAAGCTTGATTTCTTCGAAGATTTTGGCGACATTAATACGCTTCTCTGGATTACTGGCGAGTTTGATCAGTTGTACGGCAAGAAGTCTATAAAGAAAGATTCTCCGTTTGTAAAACTTGTTGGAGACGAATTACTTAAACAGGTTTCAGAGAGTGATACCCCGACACACATTGATGAGATTAACTATATGGAATTCTTCAGATATCGTGGCGTTAGTAACATAGAAGAAGTTCTGCAAGAATGTCAGAAGTTTAAGTACGAGAAGCATGATGACGGGAGTCGAGATAAGATTCCAAACGGTATCAGTTATCCAAAACTATTTAAAAAGTGTGAGATAACCGAAGATGAAAAGATGGTGTTTGCAACCAAGACGGTTTATGGTAAGTATGATAATGTAGATATTCGTAAGTTACTAAAACATATGCTTGCTAATAGCAAATACCCACCGTGTCCGGCACACACACGTATTAGGTATCAACAGGAACTTCTTGGCTATATTGATTATAAAGATCCGCAGCTTGATAAAAGATATTTTGTTGTGCAAAATCTTGATGAAAAATATTCGCCAAAGTTCACAGCATACTGCATTAATAACGGAACCACAGCAGAGTTAAGAGTGCGGAAAAAACGCAACCCGAAAAATAAAAATGATAAATGTAAAACATCGTTTTCTGATCAGCCATTCAAGGACGGCGATATCTTGTTTATGAAATCTTGGGGTAAAGAACCAAAGATGAAAAAAACAGATACAGGATGGGAGAGAGATACATCTGTGATGCTTAACTGGCTGTACGATTATGATGTGGTGGAGATATAATGTTAGAACTATTTCATTACACGAAGACAGAACAGGAGAAACTGTTAAAGTCCATGACAATCCTTGTTGATACACGAGAGCATGATGGTAAGAACACACATATCCTGAAGTACTTCGACTCAAATAAAATTCCGTGGAAGAAGCTTAAGCTTGATCATGGTGATTATTCGTTTTATATTCCGGCGAATGAGGATTTACAAATTCCACGGGATCTGTACTTTACTAACGAGATTTGTATTGAGCGCAAAGCATCATTGTCAGAGTGGGCGGGGAATCTTGTGGATGACAGACAGGCAATAAAAAAGAAATTTACGCTTGCACCAAGACACACGATATTGCTAATTGAAAATGGCACATACGAAGATATGATTCGTGGTAATTATCACAGTGATTATTCGCCGAAATCTTACTGGGGGAGTTATCACTCGATCATGAATGAATTTGATGTGCCAATTATGTTTATGCCGAATCCTGCGTATACAGGGGCATTTATATACGGGAATTTTTACTACTATTTGAGGACGATTATTAAATAAAATATATTAAATGAGTTGACAAAACTACAGCCTAGCAGTATAATCATATCAAACAAATATTAAACAAAAGAAAGGACTGATGGATTATTAACGCTAGGCTAATAATTTGTCATGAGATAGATAATCTTAAAAATGATCTAATAGATATCAAACAATCATTAATGACATGTCGAGACTATAGCAGAGAGTACTGGACGCTTAATGATATGTATAATCAATGTCTTATAAAGATTAAATGTCTCAGTGATATAGTAAAAAAGATAGGTGATAACGATGTGGAATAAGTTAAGAGGTTTATTTCCGCGAATATATGTATGCAGAGATGTTTACATGATTCGCTGGGGAGAGTGGGAGGTGCTGATCCCAAGGTGGTTTAAATGAAAATTATAGAAAACAAATTAAACAAGTGTGAAAATGTGTGGCCTGTTACAATTGAGTGCGGGTGGTGCGACAGTAAATTACAGGTAGACGAAGAAGATTGCCATGTCGGTGCATTGGGTATGAAATATTGTACATGCCCGGTTTGCGGCAAAGAGACAATTGCTGATGATAACGAGTCTTTTGTGATTACTAAAGATAATGTTGTATTCCCGGATCACTTTTTTGGTTTTCAAAATGGTGTAGATATTTCACCAGAAGAAATTAAAACCTGTATTGATAGAGGTATCACATATATAAGGAAACATCCTGAGATAGGTGTGTGGTACACAGCTTTCGGTAATATGTTTATTTTCGTACAGAATCTATATGGTGACAACGAGTATTATATTATGGTCACGAAAGACTATTACGACATTGGTATACCATATGAGGACGCAGACTATCTGGCTCAGAGTTCGGTACATGAAAGTCTTAAAGACAAATATATTATCGTAAGATCAGTGGAGAACAAAGAATGAAGAAGTCACATAAGATGAATCACTTGGTTATTGATCCGAGTGACACAAGGATACTAAACCACAAGGAAGATTTTGAGATTGCGGATTTCGATTACGAGATCCCTGACGAATTCGCGGCTGTGTGTGTTGATTATCTTAATTACCTTCGGGTCGAATGGGTGTCGTATAGATATAACGGTGAACCGAAGAGCAAGTACAAACCGGAAGTTCGTGAAAAGATTAACCGCAAAAAAGATGAAAAACTGAAGAGCAAAGAAGATCGGGCGCTGACGCTGCTGAAGTACACAGGAATGAAACTTAAAGATAATTTAGAGGTACATAAATGATTAAAGTTGAAAACATTGATGTGTGGGGATTTGAACATGCTATTAGAGGAATGAGAAATCCTAAGAATAGTTGGGACAAGAGTGATAGCTATTTTGAGGATGAAATAGACGTTAATTCTAAAGCATTTAGTATTGGTGAAAATGATTTAGACCTTATGCAAAGATTATATAAAGCAGGAACAGAACATCGTAAGTATCTCAGACAAATCATGGTGTCTATGGATATCACGGCTCCATTATATTGGTGGAAAGAATTCGATACTTACAAGGTGGGTACTGTTGCTAATTCCTGTAGCACTATGCATAAGATTGCCGCTAAAGAATTTGAATTGGATGATTTTAGCCATGAACATCTATTAGATACTGGTATGTGGTTATTGGAAACTACAATTGACAGATTAAATAGATGGCGTTCTGTTTATGTGTTAGGAAATCAGGTGTATGAGCCAAAAAGTAAAGAAATTTGGTGGCAAATGATTCAGTTACTCCCATCTTCTTATAATCAGAAAAGAACAGTGACTATGAATTATGAAAATGTGGTTACTATGATCCGGCAAAGAAGCGGACATAAACTGGATGAGTGGAATGAATTTGTGGCAAAACTTAAAGAGTTGCCTTATATCAAAGAGATTATTGGAGAAGCATAATGACAGAGTTATATGAGAGCAAAGATAAACTTGTGTCGCATCCCGGACATTACCAGAGTAAAACAGGCATTGAGGTCATAGATGTGATTGAAGCTTTTACAGATGGGCTTAACGGGATCGAGGCCACAGACACTGGCAACATTATTAAGTATGCTTGCCGATGGAAGCACAAGAATGGCAAACAAGATGTAGAAAAAATCATCTGGTATGCGACGCATTTACTAAACTATTTGGAGAGAAATAATGAGTGATTTAAAAGTATATCTTGCCGGAAGGTGTTACGGTCTTGATGATGAAGGGAAGGGTTGGAGACAAGAAATAACTAAACAGCTTGAAGCTGTAGCTGAGTGGCAAGAAAAAAGTATTAAAATATTTGATCCTACTAAATTCTTTTCTTATTCAGAGAAGAAACACAAAACACAAAAACAGGTTAAAGATTATTATATGCATAAGCTGTCAAGGTGCGATGTGATGATTTTAAATGCTAATGATACAAACGTTAGTATTGGTACTGCGCAAGAGGTGCAGTTTGCTGTTGATAATGGGATTCCTGTTATTGCGTTTGGTACACATGATATGTATCCGTGGATTGTTGATGTTGACGCACAGGTTGTGTTTGATTCTATGCATGAGGTTGTTGATTATATAAGAGATTATTATTTATAAGGAGTGCCTATGTTTGATGACAAGTTCTTTGCTGATTTTTTCGGCGGCATGATGAAGACATCTGAAACATTTAAGAACGATCTTGATGATTACTGGCAGCGTGGAAAAGTTTCGGAGTATTATGAAGTACTGTACGAATGCAAAAAACAATACAGAGTTCTTAGGAATTCTGACGGGATACATAAGTTAGAAAAGAGGTGAGTACATGGGGCTAAGTGGGAAGTGCGATTTCGAAGATACCGTAAGCATTTATGGGGTAGATAATATA